ATGATGAAAAAAAGAATTATACTTTTAAGTGGTACAATTATTGCAAATCTAGTTCTTTTATACTATTTTCTTATGAAATTGAACTTTATGCAGTTTTCAATTGCGATGCTTTCTTTTGAAGGAAACACAAATAATATAGACCTTCTTGACTTATCACAAACGTATATCAATCATTGGTTTTGGATCGCATTTATCTTACAATTACTACTTTTTATATTGACTCTGCACACTATTTTAATTTCAACCAAGAAAAAAGAGGTTTAAACCTCTTTTTTAACTATTTGTTCTTACTAATACTCCATTTGAAATCCTTGTCAACGAGCCATTTCTAGCTAGTTCCTTACTTCTTTCCTTGGCTCTATAGAAAACGTCACTTCCTCCACTAGGAGCTTGGCTTCTCCCAACTGAATTATTCATTAAATCCATTTCTTTTTCAATTTGAGGTTGATTAGGATTTTGTTCATGTGCAGTTGCCCACATTTCTGCTTCACTCCTAGAAAGATGAATAGTCATAAACATATTCCAAACACAATGTCTGTAAGCATCTGCATTACCGTTATGAAATTCATGTGAAGGTGCATTCGCATAATACTCAACTGTAGCTCTATCAGCATCCTGGGCAATCTTTCTTACTGTTACTGCTTGGAATGGATATCTTTTTACCAAATCTTTTTCAGCACTCGTTAAACTACTATACTGATCATACAGATTTCTTGCCTGAACACGATTTTCTTTGTCATGTTTAAATTCATCGGAGAAAATATAGTCGATTAATATTGAATTTATATCTTCTTCAGACAAATTTGGAGTTTCTTCTAAGATTGAATCTCTTTTTACCCCAATTATATCAACGTCATACCATGTAGATACAACGTCTTCTTCTGCACTTGCAGGAACAACCATGACCAACAACATCAATACAGATAAAACGGAAACGCTAAACATCTTAAATAATTTATTCAAAATATTGCCTCCTTCTACCTTTCGGTTATGTACAAAACTTAACATAACATTTGTTTGTGAACTACTAAACTTGTCTAAAATGTCACAATCGATGATTAAAATGTAAAAAGCACCTTATTTCTAAGATGCCTTTCATCAAATAACCCCCACGGTAATTTGAATTGTGCTAGGTGCTAAATTCTTTTTAATGTATGAAAAAAAAGAAAGTTAAGGTTGTGCCTAGCGTGACCATTATATCACAACCATTACCCAGGTTTTCAATTTTATGATAATTTAATTCCGAAAATAAAAAAATTAGTAGTTTTATTGATTTGGAATATTCAAAATTTGTCTTGTTCCTCATAACAAAAAAGAAGGGGTTACCTTCTTTTTTTGCAAACTTACGGGAATAAGTCTGCTGCTAACACTCCAGCGGGAGTATATTGGTTGTCTTTTAAAAACAGAATGTATTTAAAGGTATACAACCATATTAAACATAGCACATTAGCTCCTAGTTCCTATTGCACTTTTGTTGTATTACTTACTAAACACAAAGAAAAAAAGACCCACCTCTATAAAAGAAGTGGGTTTGCTGTATATTAAACCTAATGCAACTGATCTTTAAACAAGTTTGGCTAAAAATTTACCTGTAAGACTTAAATTTTACATCGAAGGTGGATTTATCTTTTACGATTCGACGTTCAATTCCATAAGGAGACATGAACTGGCAAAAATCTCTTTTGTCCTCTATCAAACAATTACATATTTCAAAATATTCATCTCTTTTAACAATAAATAGGTATCCTTGTTTCCAATCGTATTTAAACTTAATTATATAATCAGACTTAATTTTTGAAAATCCTGCTGCATTTTTATTGTATGAATATATTTCTAGTGGACCAGTAAGTATTTTATCCAAGTTTAAGCATAGCAAAACTCTAGACTCGATATCCTCATAGTAAGCACTATTCCTTATGATATCAAAATCAATTTCCCCATTTTTTAATTTTTCGAATATTTTTGATCTTTTTCCATTTAAAGAATTCTTAATATCTCTTAAATAGTGAAGTCCAGTTAGGTGAAAAAATTCAGAATCATTAAAAACGATATTTAATTTCCGTCTAGATTTTTTCTTAATCAAATCAAAACGATACACATTAGTTGTCATTTTATCGTAGCTTCTTACACATTTTTCAATCAAAATTACACACTCCTAGTAATTTTTAATAAAAAAGGGGTCTTACGACCCCTTTTCGAGCATTTTCGTTCAAATAATAGACTTCTATATCTAATATTCTAACCAAGTAGAGGTAAAACGCACAACCCTTCGTAAACTAGAAGATCACTCGAGCTTGGTGCAGCCTATCTTCATTATAGTTTAATAGATGTAAAACCTATCAATTAGAAAGGAGGTTAACAAATGAACAACTTTAGATTTGTTAATCTTCCTGTGATTAATATACCACTTTTGGAATTATTTTCAACACAATTGAATATTTCACATAATTATATGTCAAGTAATTTATACTAGTTTTATTTAAGTACAGCATTTCACAAACTTTATAATTATATATTTAATGATAATCGATATATCATTTTATACAATTCTACTATTTACATAGTAAAAAAGCCACCCTCAATCTGATGTTATCATCAAATCAAGAGTGGCTTGCATCTAGTTTATTCTGTTTTTCTCAAAATGAGTATTCTTAATCTTATCGATTTCTTGCTGATGATTGTTTAGTCGACGGTCTTGCTCTTCGTCTTTATCATCCTTCACTTTTTGCCACGCAGTTAGGTTCTCTACCGCATTCGCAAACTTTGCAATTGAAATTGATAACTTGAAGATACTTGTAACTGTAGGAATAGCAACAAGAACAATCATTCCCATAAATTCATAGTTTGTCATAGGACTATCTACACAAAGCTTCCGAAAGGTTTCCCTTTTTGAATTGGGACATAACGCTTAGCGCCATCTTTAGTATAAAAGAGCCATGTGTGGTTATCCGCAAAGGTCATACCTTCGAATTGAACAGTTTCTCCTGCTTTATATGTTGCAAGACGAGTACCTGTTGTCCAGTTCGGTTCACTTAGGACATGAGCATCTTGGGTAAATGTAAAGTTACCATCTTTACCATTGCTTGTATCAAATAGAATCATTTGAGACTCCTCCTTTTGAATTAAATTACTTTGATAACTGAATGTATCAAAGTCGTGCCAATTATTCCCGTATTTGAATAGGTTGGTTGATTTTCCATCTTGGATTCCAATATGTAGGTGGTCTCCATATCCAACGCCATTTACTGATCCTGTATTACCAACTGTACCGACTTTTTGTTGTGCATTGACATGCTGACCTTTAGACACATCGATACTATGTAGATGTGCATACAATGTGGTCTTATCAATAGCTGGATGATATACCATAACAATGTTTCCGAATACGTCATCCCACCCGCAATGAATGACTTCACCATAATCATAAGTTGTTACTGTTTCACCTTTATTCGCGCCGTAATCAACTCCACTATGCGGAGGGTAAGGGTAATTAGGATCTGTCCTCCAAAACCCACCAGTTATATTTCGTCTTTCCCATTGCCAATTGGGTACTTCAGGATATGGATTATCCGGTAAAACATAACCTGCATTACCGCTTGTACGTAATGTTCCATTATCATTCCACGGCATTACTTGTCCTCCAGGTACTCATACGTACCGCTTTCTGTATTAATTATTTTATTTTCATCAATAGTTGTTGGTTGTTTAAAGATTAATAGAAATAATGCAAAGATATCCTTCACGTATACGGCAACCGCACCCATAATAACGACTGTAACCGCCTGTACGAGTGTTAAACTCGTTCCGTTAACATTGACACTCAAATCATTACTTAGAGCAGCCATGACGGATAGTACTGCGATAGCCGTGTAAATTAGTAATCCTTTGTACAATCCACGTTTCAGATAGTTCCAATTCAATTGATTAGATTGTTGTGCATGACCTGCACCTAGTAAATTCTTCGCTAAGATTGCTAACGGTAATAATGATAAAGCGACCCACAATGGATCGCTTTTAATAAATAATATGATTTCGTTCATGATTGCTCCTTTGTGTCGTTGTCGACATCTGATTGTGTTGGTTCATTGCTTATTTCAACAATCTTCTCTTGTACTGTTTTCCAGAAAAGAATTTCTGAATTTAATTCATCAACTTGATTTTTAATAAGATTCCGATTATTCATTGCCTCACTAAGTTTCAATTGCTCTGATTCAACAATTTCATTAAGTTTTTTTAAATCAGGGTCAAGTTCCTTCAAATCTTTCTCTAATTTACTAATATGTGCCTGTAACATTATTTCCACCTCCCTAATGCACGCCAGTGGTAGGCGCGTGCAGCTGAAGCGTCTACCTTTGTAAGTGAATACAAATATAGAACATTGAAACCTGTATTACTTAATTCATATGGGGCACCGGCCATTGCGAAATTATCAAGTATCGTTACTTGCAAGTTTACACCACCTCCAACAAACGGAACCGGAAACTTTACATTAGGTCTTGTTCCTGCATAGAAACCACCACCATATCCAATATTAATTGGAGTTGTTATCGACGCTTGCCCCCACTGTTCAAGTGCACCGCTTGACCACTTGATATAATTTGAACCACGTTCTTCAATAAAGTCTTCAGGTTGAATTGGAACATCCACCCTACGCCACTTAGACCAAACCGGAGTTGTGCCCGAACTGGTTCCCATGTATCTTGAGTAAACTGCTCCTGATAGGCTTTCAAACTCTTGCCATACATAAAGCCATGTTTTATTAGGGTTTTGCAAGTCTGAGTAATCACCAAGGTTTCTTATAACCAAGAAACCAGCACCTGCTCCAGGACTGTTTAACGAATTGTTTGCATTGACTGTGTTTGATAACGAATAGATTCCTCTTTTCCAATAATCATTGAAATTTATAGTGGTGGTTAATGGAATGGGTTGAGCAAAGAAATCCTTAATTGGATCGTTTTCATTTTGATATGATTGCCCCTTAACTTGTAGTGAGTTAGGTTCTTTGTTATTAATCATACCAACGCCGACTTCGCCATTGCCTCCGATATATAAATCAACACTTCCGCTTGATACACTAAATGAGTGTACATTATCACTTGTTACTTTATCCGCAACTTTTATATTTATAACATGTGCTTTATTGACATCTACATTAGTGATCGTATACCCCACTGCAAGCTGTTCTTGTGTAATTGTCGTATATGATCCAATCCCAACTTGCACTGAAAGTATTCCATTTCTTTGCTGAAGGGGATTAAAACTTATGTTGGCCTTTACAAAAACATTAGTACCTAGCAAATCATCGTTTCCTGCTGCATTAACGCGCTTTAACTGGTCAATTTTTACTGTTGGCCGAGTATACGGTATCCCAGTTAAATCTGTATTTTGATTTATGGATCCGGGTTTTTGATGGTTATCAGTCCATTGAACTCCAATCACTAAAGGATTTTTAGAAACCGCATGTGTAGAAATTGCACCATTCTTATACTCGCCATTTAAAGATGTTTTCCAGTTTGAATCAGCAACCCATAGATTTGAGTATTGTTGAGGAGTTGATGATGCAGTTACTTTAATCTGAGTAAAGCCAAAAATTACAAGACCTTTAACATCACTGTGCATTGATGAAGGTTGTACTAACTCATGACGAAGAGTTGGAAGTTTATAAAAAATATCCCAGTTTATATTTGATGTATAATTTTTAGTACCGATAGATTTTCCATTTACAAAGCTTTCAACAATATATGAGAATGCCTTTACATTAGCATTACCAAAACTTTCTACCATCGTTTTGTATTGCGAATCTGATAAGGGTACTGTTGTAGTTTCATTGGTGCTTAACATTTTATTCCAAATATCAGTGCTACCTCTAAGTGTAATTTTGCATGAGCTTACTGAGCTTGGCATTGATACGGAATACCCAAAAGACCTAGCCTTTAGACTCTTATTCCAGTTTGGAGTAAATATCACATGTCTTGGGATTGTAGGCAATGTCAAATTAAATCCAAATTCTAAATAGCCAAGACGAGTAAGATTGAACTTTGTCCACATCGTAAACGACTTTGTCCCATCATCATTATGGGCTACAGATCTCCATCCCCACGAATCAACGGCTTTATAACTAGATCCACTAAAATCATAACTAAAGTTAGTAGTGTAACTCTCTCCGTAGCATTGGGAAGTGATACTACTATTTGTACTATTATCCCAATATCCGTCTCCGCTTAACTTCCGAACACCGAGTTCCCACCGAACTGGTGTTGTATTATTTTGGATGCTTTGAGAACCCAGTTCATACCAAATCTCTGCAACATATCGATTATCGTTTGGAAACGGTCTACTTTCTGCTTTTATCCACGCCATTCAATCACCCAATCTTTCTAGTGTGTTGCCATATCGTTCCGCTTTTCGCTTCATTGGCATTTTTATGTTTCATAATAATGTGATTCCCCATTACGATTCGTTCCAGGACGATAAGTGCGGTTACATCCATCTGCGGAACCCCATTTACAATTTTCCAACTTGAGATTGGGGTACCTTTGTAATTCAAGCTGATGCCGTCGTTGGTTTGTAGAATCGAAAAATCGCTGTCGCTTTTCCCAATTTCTAGCCCTTCATCACTGAAGTTGAAATATGAAGTAAGTAGATTAACTTTTCCATTTTGATCCGCAATTTCTTTTTGAAATTGAATATTAAAATCACTAATTGTCTGCTCAAGACTCGACTTTACGAACTCATCTCCAGCTTCTCTATTAGCAATTTCCATGTTGATTGCATTATTTGAAGATATATCTAAACTCGAACCAACGTCACTTGCGAGCATATTAGTCGTTATTTCACCAGAAGCAATAAAACTAGCATTAAACCTACCGTCTTGTGTCAAGGCATAACTGTAAGGCCCTTCGTAACCGTTCGGAGAAAACGCTAAACCTCCAAGTCCAAGACGCCATACATTTATTGCATCTTCTCTCGGAAGTTTGTCAAGTATCAATATTTCATTATCATCAATGTATACATAACCGTTTTTATTTAGATTATTGATTAAATCAGTTTGTTCTTTACTGAGCTTTATTGATGTGCTTGCTTTTTCTACAGCGTCATTAATAGATTCTTTCATTGAATCAAACTGTTTTTTTACATCACGGTTGTAGTTACCAAAAACAAGTGTCGCTACACGATTTGTCATGACATTATAGACATATTCTTGCACAGTCGTATTGATTTCCAATTGTGGATGTTTCACAACAACTAAATCACCAATAGCCAAGTTTTGATTTACATCACTTTTGACGGTATACATTACCTTCGGAACCTCATTTTCTCTCAAATAAGCAAGAGCATTTGCGCGAAGTTCTTCAATGATGTTATTTTCTGTTTGTTCTTCATCATCAAGTTTTGTGTCGAAGGAAACTGTCTTGCTATAAGGCTGGGGGTATTGAATATTTGAAACAAGAACCTTTTCAGGAAGCATGATTCCATCTCGACCTGTGGGATAAAGCATGGTTACTACCTGGTTCCAGTTTTCTACAACTTCTATGGATTCGAGTTGCGAACCATAAGTTAAACTAACTTGTCGATCTACTGCCACATCTTCTTTAAATGTTACATTGAAGTTGTCTGCATCGAATACACCAGCCCACCGCTCTTCAATTACAGACCAAGCTTGAATCAATGTTTTGCGAATGAAATATGCTGTGTTTGCCCCAACTACATTTGAAGTGAGCGTAAAAGGACTAGGATTATCCGTAGCATCATTAATATAGTTTAGTGCACTTATAGCACTCATATTAACTGGCCGAACATCTTTAAGGAATAACCGATCTGCATCAAACATAACATGATGAGCCTTAAATACGATTGTTCTTCCTTTAACCTTTATCCCATCAATTCTAAATGCTTGTAAATTAATTTTCGACTTTGATTTTGTAACGCAGAGATTATCTTGTTTGATATGATCTGCATACTCAACCGATACTTCTACATCGATATACCAACCATTCAATGATTTCTTTTTTGTCTCGATCAGTTTAAGTGGTTTGATTGCAATGTTACCATTACTACTAAAATCTTTATCAGTAGGATTAAATATGCGAATCATAACCATCTATCCTTACGCCGAAACAAGACGTTACAGTCACCACTATGTAATTTAACCTCGTTCTCCCCTACGTTTAATTTCGGATACTCCCACCCAATTTTAAGTTGGCGATTACGAAGGAGGTTTTCAAATAAAGCATTCTTCGTTTGACAATCGATCAAGACATAATCTTCACCGGCAGGAAATTCATAATCAAACCTTGTTCCATTAATACTAATATCCACCTTCGCAGCAAGTTTTTTTTCTAATCGGATAATTGGTTCCGAATATACTGTTCCAGTATTGATGCTACTTTTATCAAATATATCTTCTGCATACCAAAATGCATCTCGAATAAATGATATTTTCGCTTCTCGTATTGTTACAACCCTTCGGACATCGATTTGCGAATAAAAGTGACCGAAAGTGTACCGATTCTGGTACTCTATTTTTACCTTTCCAGTAAACAACTGAAGTAATCTATCGACTTTTGAAATGTCGAGAATTTGAATATCGAATGATTTCTCGATAGATGAATACCCAAGTTCAACATAAACTTGCTCTGAAGAACCTTCAATATCAGTCTTTTCAACTTTTAAAGGAGCCCTACCAACAATGTGATGAGGCTCCTTTATGAGGATTCCAAGTTCTTTTTCAGTTATTCCATTAAATTTAATCATTACATTACCTCCAAGAGTCGATTGTCTACTAGTTTTGCGATTCCATCGTCGGCGACTTCGAATTTTAACCCTGTGAATACGCGTCGCATCACAGAGGCAAATTGTTCATAATCAATAAGGTCATGCTGGGCCGCTCCACCTGAACTCGTCAATGGCGTTACTTGAGCATTTCCACCACCAACTGTTAAAAGTTCCGCTCCTGCTTCACCAACGATTGCTGAACCACGAACAAGATTCCCTCCATGCTGAAGATATGCGATTTCTCCAAAATTAACCCCTGCACCCCCAATGCCAGGCACCCAATCTGGCACCTTAATTTTGTTGAGTGAACGAATGACACCATTCATCATTGAAATGACACCATTAATAGGTCCTTTAATAATTCCAGCTATCGAAGAGAAAATCGTCGCAATCGAATCACGAATATTCGTAAATGTCCGATAAATAAAGTCACCGGCGTATTTGAATCCATCAATTATTGATGAAATAACACCATTAACAATCGATGAGATTGTGTTGAATATGTTTCTAAAGAAATTTGCGAGCGGATTCAATACATTAGTCTGTACATACTGCGATGCACTCGACCAAGCATTGCTAAATGCATTAGCAACATTTTGAATGAACGTGTTTATATTAGTAAATATTCCGATAACAAACGATTGGATTGCAGTGAATATGTCTGTAAATGTCGTTTTTACTATTTCAAGAATGTTCTTAATTGCATTCATAAAATTATTGAAATGTTCAGTAACTGCATCTATGAATGATTTAATATTAGTAGATACTATTTCAATAAATGAGTCAAAATTAGACTGTACAGATTCAATAAATTGATTGAACCATGTCTTTATAGACTCAACAGTTTCTGCTATGAATACTTTGAAGTTAGTAAAACCAACTATCAAAGTATCGATAAATGAACTGATCATATTCCATAGTGATTCTAAAAGCATGGCAACGAGTGCAACGATTAGAATCCCAACATTTTTGAGAAAATCAATAGGTCCATTTAATAAAATTAGTAATGAACTTATAAATTCACTAACATTTGTAACTATAGTCTCAATAAGTTGTGTCATAAAATCTAAGATAAATTGTTTAAATATACCGAATTTTTCAGAAATAGAAGCGATAAATAATTCGATGTTTGCACGAATTGTTGTAAAAAGCCCCTGAAACCAGGAAGCCATTGATTCGAATGAACTCATAAACCAATTAACAATCCCTGTTACCAACTCATTAAACCACTTCCCAAAATCATCAAATACTTTACTCATTGATTCAGCCAGTTTCTTTGTATATGATGCAATAGCATCCCAATTAAGAACAACAATAGCAACAAACGCTGCAATTGCAGCTCCAATCGCGACCACTGCGGCGACTGGGGAAGCAAGAGCGGCTGCTACTGCTGCTATTCCTCCCTTAATGGCCACAAATGCGGGTTTTAATATTGGCATAATTTTTGCAACCAAACCAACAATAGCACCGACGCTCGTAATGATTTTCCCTAAAAATATTAGGATTGGACCGATTGCTGCGGTTACACCTGCAAATCCGACGACAATCTTTTGAATTGCAGGATCTAAATTTGATAGCCACGTCGCTAGTCCTTGTAGTTTTTCAAGCATAGAGTTAATACTTGGAAGCAAAATATTTCCTACTGTTATCGCTAGATCATTCAGGCTGTTCTTTGTTATTTCCCACTGAGCACTTGTAGTTTCCAAAATATTTGCATACTCGTTTGTAAGTGCCGTATTTTCTTCCCATGCAGATTGAGACATCGTCAATGAATTTGAGAATAACTCATTCGCACCTGCTGCTTTTAAAAGCGCATCACGCATTCTCACTTCTTTGATGCCCATTTCATCTAACATAACAATTGCGCTAGTGCCTTGCTTTTCAGCATTTGCAAGACCGTCAATGAACGCTAGCAACGCATTGGCTGCATTATCCTCAAAGGCTTCTTTAAACTCCTGACCGGTCATGCCTGCTATTTTTGCAAAGGCTTCTAAATCGTCCCCACCTAATTCTGTTGCAATTTGCATATTAGATAGTAATTTGCTGAATGCACTTCCTCCAGCCTCTGCTTCAATACCGACACTCGATAATGAGGCACTAATACCAAGTATTTGCGCTTCAGTAAGTTTAGCTTGAGACCCTGCCCCTGCAAGTCTTGATGCCATTGCCATAATTTCTGCTTCGGTTGTTGCTGAGTTATTACCCAATGCAACCAACGAAGAAACAAGGCGATCAGTATTTGACACAGACATTCCCGTAACATTAGTAAATCTAGCAATTGCATTTGCACCTTCTTCTGCAGATAAGTTTGTTGTTTCTCCGAGTTTTATCATTGTCTCGGTAAACATTAAAATGTCTTCAGTTTTGATTCCGAGTTGACCTGCGGTCTCTGCAACCCCTGCAATACTTACAGCTGCAGTTGGCATTTGTTTTGCCATATCTCGAATACCGAGTTCAACTTCTTTTAGTTGCTCTGGTGTTCCGTCAACCGTTTTCTTAACCCCTGTAAATGCTTTCTCAAAATCCATAGCACTTTTAACTGATATGCCACTTGCAGCAGCATATGCAGCACTAAAGACTGACATTTTTTTACCTGCATTAGTTATTGCATCCCCTTGCTTGCTTAACTTATCGGACATATCTTTTAGTGATGCGGTACCTGCATCAATTTCTTTTCGTACCGACTCTAGATCTTTTCCGTATTTATTTAAGGTTGCCTGGGCACCTTTAAGCTGTGCTTCTTTATCCCTGATTGCATTGACGTCCTTGTTTTCAGCCTCAAGTAGTTTCTTGTGTTCTTCAGTTAGAATTCGAACTTTATCACTTTGAATTGTGTATCGATCACTTAAAAATGTCAGTCTGTCTGCAAGCTTTTGAGATGTTTTCGTGTTTTCATCCCATTGGGATGAAGCAAGTCGAAAGGATTGATAATTCTCTTTGGCTGCAGAACTTACTTCCTTGAGTGTTCCAACGAGACGCTGTGCACCTTGTTCATCAAATATGACCCCTGCTCTTGTCATATCGTTTGACATTATTTGTCTCCTTTAATTGAAGCGTGATATTGTGCCATTTCGTAAAAGTCAGTTGGATTCATGTTCATAACTTCTTCAATTGAAAGTCCCATTTGAAGTCCTGCATACTTTATTTTTGTGTAATTTGTTTCTTCTTTTTCTTCTTGCGGGTTGTAGTACTCGACGATGTTTGCTTTTTTTGAAATGCATCAACTTTTTCCTCATTTAACTTTAGAAACTTGTTAATGCGTTCTGTTTGGTCGTTTCCAATAAGGCGTTGTGCTTGTTTAACAGTTAAGACTTCGTCAACATTTGATGCGATTACCGCGTAAACCAAATGACCATATGCTTTTACCCTGTTCTTAGGATTCTTAATATCTTTTTCGAACGCTTTAACACCGCCTTCGTACTCGTCAAGTAACATTGATGTATTAAACGACCAATCGAGTTTAATATTTTCACCTGTTTTTAATGTAATGATTGTCATATTTGACTCCTTTTGTAATTAAAAAGAGAGCTTACGCTCTCTTACACTTCTGGCAATGGTGCTTCTCCTAAAGCAACAGCTAAATCTTGTGGGGTTAGAATAGGCTTTGCAAAGAACTTATCCTCTGTAAGTCCTTCAGGGGCAATATCCATTTCAGTATCAACATAAGTCTTGAAGTCTTTTGTTTCATTGAATGCATAAGCACGAATGGAAAGTGTTTCGTTCTGCTCTGAGAAAGACTCCTCCGATGTTTTTGATTCATCTGTGTTACTTACTAGTTTACACTTCGGATACCATGTATACCGAACCACTCCATCTTTTTTAATCACAGGAACTCCAACCGCGAAGTAAGGACGCGTTGCAGATCGCCCGCTAAGGACTAGACCTTTTGCATCTACTTTTTCGGCACGCAGTTTTGCAAGATCAGTTGGATCAAATGCTACGACCTCAACTTCTAATTCGATGCTTGAACTCTGATCTACTGTATCGTAATCGATACCACTTGAATTGACTGTTGTACTTTCTGCGTTTTCACTAGTACCTATTGATTTAATAATAGGTGACTTAATGGTTTCTTGATAATTTACAGGATCAAAGTCATCATTTTCGACTTGATTCATAATGTTATAAAAGAATGCGCCAACAGTAAGTTTTAACTTTGGTTTTTTTTGTTTCATAATTCCTCCTATAGGCCTACTACATCGAGCATGGCTCTGTTTATTTTCGCTGCATTTCTATTAAATGTTGGAACTAGATGCGGTTGAGCCCTTGATTTTCGAGTACCGAATTCTACAAGAGGCCCGTACCATTTCCCCCATCCTACGATTGTCTCGTTTCCAACATGCTTATAAGAAAATGTATCAATAAGGTGTGTATATCCAGGACTTCTAATACTAGACATCGGTTTAGGTAATCGCCTTAGGTGCTTTACTAGCTCTGATGCACCAGCTTCACGCATTTTTTCTGTATTTTCAAGCTTTCTAGCAATCTCTAATAATTGATCAGATAAATCTAACAGTCCGTCAAAGGACATTTTCAATCACCTGTATTGCAAAGGCACTGTGTACGGTTCTTGTTTCAATATCATGCTCATGAGATACAACAGGAGTAATTCCTATTTCATTTAACTTTTGCAATAACTCCATAAGCTTGGGATTACGCGGTGTTTTAGAAATAAATGACACCTGGTATGTAACTATCGTTGATGATGATAAGCCCGATGCATTATTAGGTTCCCACAGAAAATCCCAGTACACAACTCGCGGTATTTTTGATTCAAAGTCCTTGTTGAACATTGAATCGGCAACAGGGATTTTTAAATCATTGAGTATTTCACTCAATTTTCCTTTAGAAAACTCCATACTTATACCTCCAGTATTGGATTTGGGTAATATGTTAGCGTAATGTCACTGATTGCAAACCCATTTTTATCGTAACCGTGAAAAATGTTGAAAATTCGATAGTAAACTTCTTCCAATTTGACTACATATCTGGAGTCAATATTCGGAATCTGTTGAATCCGGATTTTTCGAACTTCATGATTGCTTCGAGTTTCAAACTCAAATTTTAATTTGTCCCCGATTGATATTTCGTTATACCAAATTGCAACAAACAAAGGTTTAAGATAATCTAACGGATAATCTCCTCTAGTTTGATTTTCTTCATAAAGCTCAATCTTTCCGCTCGTGTAAGATGGGATTGAAGTACTTGATTTGGATTTCGGTATATTCACCAGCATACACCTCCTTGAATTCCGCTAGGCGCCCATGTCGTCTGTAATTAACATAATTCTTCAACAACACACGAGCCTGCATATCTTTGTCGTAATCTATTTGTGACCCTGCTATGCGCTCAATGTCATAGATGCCTTCTTTTAAGTATGTCGCAATCATCGAATCAGTATCAAAAGGAGATAAAGCAAATTCTTGCCTTACCTCCTCAATGATTTTCTTGATAATTTCATTCATACTAATCAGCTTTTAGTTTAATAAATGCAGTTTGATGCATATTTTTCCCCAGAAGTGTTTCAATACGTTCATTAGATGATTCTGGATAAGTTTCACCAACTTCATAAACTTTTCCAGAAATTGCATCAATAAATCTAACGACAACTACAAATTCTTTTGTATTTACAACTTCATCTTTAGGCGTATCTTCAGACACGTCAATAGGTTTTGCTTCTGGTGTATTGTCGCTAGTTAAATCCGTTGCAATTTCTGAAGTTCCCACTTCACTTTTTTTGTTTTTAACTTTTGGCATAAGACCCTCCTAAACTGTTGGTGCAGTTTCTGCTGCTTGAGTGATAACGCTTGGAATTAACGGTTCGAGCTTATTAATGTCTAATAAGACCGCATCATCATTTGATACAAGACGACCATTACCATACGCAACAATGATATAGGTACGTGTGTGGTCTAGGAATTTAAATTGATCAGATGATTCTGCGTTAACTTTTGAGAAGCCAGCGTTGTATTTTTTCGGCAATAGAACAAGTGCTTGCCCATCTTCAACGTGTTTACTTGGAACAAATACAAATTCTTTTGGTAACTTCGCTTTTACATAGCCTTGCGGTCCAAGAACATGAGTTGCTTTAAAAATTCGTGTGTCAATTTCATTTTGATTAGCGATAACAATAACTTTATCCACGTTACGATCACCTTTCCGGTTTAAAACTGGCAATACATCTTTACCAAATGATTCTGGACCAAAGTCTGTAATCGCAACAGGTGTACGTTTTGGATATACTTCATCTACCACAGAACCTTTCAAATCACGATCAATTCCGATTGGCGAGTCTTTACCATTACCAGTGATGAACCCTTCCTCTGCACCTTCTGAAAGTGCTTCTTCAAGAATTGTTCGCATGAACTTATCAATCCACTTATACCCAAGATCAATAATTCCACGAGGAATAAAGGAAAATGCTGTGAGTTTTGCAGCAGTTAGATCAATATCACTAATTGTTGCTTCTAATTCCGATGTAATTGATGAAGTAATTTTCCCCCAAACAGCTTTCCCTGTAGATTCAGATAAAATCCATTTTTTCAGTCCTGCTGGCGCCCAGTTCAAATGCATGAACAATGGGTGGTTTTTCTTGAGATCTTCAAACACGAATTCAACTGTTGTTTGTGGGAACAAGGCAGAATCTGATCCAGTTAGTCCCTGTTTAATTGCTGCATCGATGAATGATTCTTCATCTTTTGAAAGTTGTCGTAATCCAAATTTATCAGCTAATGATGCATCTGCTGCCACTTGTTGTGATTGTGTTACAAATTCATTAACTACATCTTGATATTTTTGATCTACTGATGCTTGAATTGCATCGATGATTGCTTGTGATTTATGCTCTTTAGGAGCATTCTCAACTGATTGTACTAATTCTTCAATACTTAATTTACCTAATTTCATAAGGTCCTCCTAGTTATTCAAAGTAACCATCCCATGATGATTTTATTTCTGTTTTATTTACTTCGTTTGTAAAACTTGTTCCAATCTGACTGCGTAATTCTTTGTTTTCAAGAATTAGCTTAGAAAGATATTGTTCATCTAAGGATTGCTTTACATCATTGCGCTCAACTGCTGTTGCAAAACGCAAATCAAAACATTCTTTAGAAGTAAGCCACGTTTCGTTGTCCATCAAAGACTTAATATAATCTTCATCAAGACCTGTCTTTGACTGATAGATGTTAATGCTTGGAGTTGTGACTTTTTCAAGTAACTCAGCGGCTTTTCGCATTGCATTAGCATCACCAACAGCAGATGACCAAGCGTTATGGATCATTACCAATGAAGACTCAGGAACAACACGTTTCGTTCCCGCCATAAAAATAACACTTGCTATCGAGCACGCGAATCCATCCACGATTGTTTCCACTTCTCCAGGAAAATCAGTAAGTTGATTGTAAATCGCAAGTCCTTCAGATACTGAACCGCCCATAGAATTAATACGAACTGTGACTTTAGGTGTTTCTACCGATGCAAGTAAATCTTTAAATGAATAGGCATCTACTCGTGTCTCATCTGGGCCAAATACTTTCTCCCAAAAGTCACCTTTACGAATTTCTCCGTAAACGTAGATGTTAGTATTCATTTCATTTTCTTTAACAAATTGAAATACATCACTCTTTTGTTTCATTCTCTTCCTCCTTTCCATCCGATTCGACATTCATATAGTTTTTTGTAACATAACGACGATTTGCCCACTCTTCATCAACCAACGGTTCGTCCAATGCCTTCATAATGTCGTTATGGCTAAAGCCAACGCTTCTTAATTTATCGATAGACGTTGCATGAGAAATAATATTGAAGTATTGAAGCGCAAATTTATTCAAAATAAATCGTGTCCCTTCAAAATACTCTTTCTCAGTGCTTAATTTTCCATCTAGTTCGTTCTGGATGATTTTGATATAAGGCATACATGCAAAGTTAATAAGATCTGCGGTTCCGTCTGATTTTTCAGTTTTAGTTCCGTAAAATACATCTAGAGGTATTCGTGCGGCGGCGGCTGTCGCGTCACCAAATTGCTTCATGAATTTCGTGATATCTTCAGAATTTTTTGAAGTTTTATCTGATAGATCTTCCAAATTAATTGCAGCTGGAAGAAGAATAATTTCATCATTTTCACTATTGACCTGTCCTGCAAGTTTATCTGCGTAGTCTTTAAATGTTATCGGGTTTCCCTTTTGATCTGCGATAGGAATATTTTGATTTTGTGTTCTCAATATTGATTTACGTGATTGAGAGCGTCGATATGACTTTGCAGCAGATGCAATGTAATTACCAACATCTTCATAATAATTGTTGACGAGGTTTTGAAATTTCTCATTCGGAACTGTGAATTTAAGAATGTCACTGTATGAATAAGACTTTGTTAATTCCTCTATTTCATCACCAGGACCCTCAATTACTATTTTTGAATACGTTCTACCAACGGTAACAGATTTGCTTACTTCGGCACTTTTAATCCTAAATAGAGCGGTTCCTGTATTTAATACTAAACACTCCCCATCAAGCATCATTTTTCGAATAACTTTTATCCAAAATTCTGTAGACGACTCATTAGGGTTTGGTTGAACGTTGAGTATATAGAGCGCTGATTTTGTTTGACCACCCATTTCTTTTTTACTACTTATTTTAAAATCGGCTTTACCAATAGTTTCGGATATTAGCGTCACCGCATGGTCTATCCAAAATTCTTTGATGTGAAGTTTTTTTGCAATATCATCGCCATCATCGAATACCATTGTACCGCCTGAATCACGTTTAAATAATTTTCTAAATAGTGACATACTCACCTCCTAGATATAGACAGTAATTGTTTGTTGCTCCAATAATTCATGAGCTTGCATTGCATGTACAAAAGCCATGAATGTATCGTTTTTTCGTAGCTTAGGTTCAATTTTCTCAAATGTAATATCACCGTTTTTATTACGCGTTAGAGCTGTATTGTTAATAGACCAGCGCATCATTGCTGAATCTCCAATATTGATTTTCCCTTCTGCGAAGAGGCGCTCAATCATCGGGCCTAAAATATTGTAAACTGAAGTATTAAGACGAATCATTCTGAGCAGTCCAAATGAATTGTCTCTAGACTCAACATCGAAACCATACTCATTGAACGACTTTTTGAGCATTGGAAATCTATGGCTATCACTGACAATTTTCAGGACATTATACTCTTTCATACCGTCTGTAATCCATTTAACAACATCATTTTCGTCAATGTAATCTTCATCAACGATTTCGAAATCTGTGAAGCCATTACTTCCAATAGAACCAAAATCAAACTTTATACCCGTGAAAAATTTACTACGCTTACATATCCATGTTTTTGATTTCCATACGTATTCATCATTTTCTTTAAACAAAAATCCTGCTGATACAAAATCATTGAACGTAGCAAGGTCTATTCCTACTACAGCATTTTTCCCACGTAATTCATCATGTGTTCTTGGAATTTTTCGATCTACATCGGAATATGAAGCACGTCTAATGTTTTCCCAACTTGTTACTGCCACTTCTTCATCATTTAATGTGAAATTCATACGTTTTGAGTAAAATTCCAATTTGTATGAAGATTGTTTGATCATTTTTTTGTAATCTTGAATCACTTGATGCTTCAATACCGGCATATAACGTAGACTTGGATTCGCTTTACACCACGGTGTAATATCAACATCCGCCTCATCATGTGTTTCCCAGTACTTCTTCATTGGTTCATGGATAAGAGGTTCCTCATCTAATCGAATTCTATTGATAAAAGGAAAAATACCTAAATGGTTATGCTCTCCATTCAGAATTGATGTAGAATTATCAATTTTTTCATCGAATGGGCCACCTCTCACATTTCCATTTGTGGAAATCACCCACGTTCGAGCATGTTTAACTTTCCCGAGACCTGATGTAAATACATTGATCTGATCGTAGTTTTCGTAAGCATGAAGTTCATTGATTATTACCATGCCAGTTTTTTTACCGTCTTTGGTTCTTGCATTTGTTGTATTGAATCGAAGCTTAGATTTTGTTTGTTTTCCAATGATCACTGTTTTATTCCAATAAAAGAGTTTTTTCATGGCCTCCGCGTTTGATTCCAACATGTCATAAACTACATTGAATGAATCTAGAGCTTGTGTTTCTGCCATCGCAACAATATCGATGTTATAGTTCTTTACACCATACATCGGAGTTAGGAGGAAACAAGCAAGTGGCATCAAATACCCATCTTTGCCGTTGCCACGCGCCATAATATCAAGTTGTTCAGGAAAGGTTACAATATCTTGATTGTCTTTACGATACATAAATGCAAAAGCATACCGAAACTTTTGATAAGGAAAGAGTTTATAGAACCAACGCTCAGCAAATCGGATGCATTTTTCGTATGTTTCGACATCGAAATATACATTTTCGTCAATCAAGATTGGCTCTACTACGTTTTCAATTAACAACAAGACGTCACTAGATACTTCATTTGAATTATCTTTTACAAATTGAATGTATTCATCGATGTATTTATGTATAATCCGATTCATCGTATTTATCTACTCCAGTCGAGGGTTCCTGTAGTTTCAAATCCTGAAGTATTTTAAGCATCATCTTACTTGTTTCTCGAAGTTCCTTTACGGATTCGTTAGTTTGTTTCTTTGGAAAACCATTACCAGATGTAACTGTAACGATTAAACCACGATTCTCAATATCCCTTCGAAATCTTTCTTTGAGGTCATAATAGAAAAGATAATCTTCGATAAGATTCGTATAAAAACTTTGCAGTCTTCCGGAGTCTTCTAATTGATAAATCAGATCTTCTTTGATAGAAAGTCTCTTTTGAGTTTCTTCAGCTTTTTTACCAATCTTTGATGGGTTTGTTTTTCCCGATTTTTCCTTATTATAGGAATTCTTTGTTTCAGTTGGCATTTTCTTAGGCATTTTGACCCCACCCCCTTTCACACGAGAGTTTTGATTTTTTTGTACAGTCAACCACCACATCCGCTCCTATTAACAAATATTTTATTCGTAGATTTTGACGGGGGTATCTTAGCTTAAACAAGTAACTTCAGTTGCGCGATATGAAATTAATCCACCAAATAATTCGATAGTAAATAGAAATCCATCTAGCTCTACACTTCGTTTCTTTGGTAACTTATCATCACTTAATCCAAGATAGTTTAATACATCTGTAGCTTGACCATTCGTTAAGTTAGTAACGGTTGTGGTTAGCAATACCATCAAGGTAAGAGCAATCATTGAATGTTCTTGATCATTGCCTGGTTCAATAAAAATCATAAAGCCAGTTACAACTTCATGATCATTGAATATAGTTGCAGCAACCTTAGGTGTGATATTAATTACCGATGCGTATTGTTCTACAGATTGAAGTACAGGATTAAATCCTTTTACCTTCAAGAGATTAATTAACTTGTCTGTATTCATAATTACCACCTCTCCTCCGTAATTACTTTCTTTTTTTTGAAATTATCACGCCATCTACCTTCAATACGCTCATGAGCTTCAAAAGATAAACTCACTAAGTTTGATACATCGAGAGCCAACTCTGGATATTCTCGTAGAGGTTTAATGTGATGGACTGTAGTCGCGGTTACAAGGCTTATATGATCTGGAGTGACTTCATGTTTGAATTTACCTAGAAACCACTGACAAACACCTTTATCACGAATCAGTGCACTCTCTCGTGCAATATCCCAATCTGTTGATTTATAAAATGCATCAACATTCCCTTTGTTGATCTCGACAATCCAATCCTTTGGTGGCTTTCGTCTTGCTCTTCTTTTCTTCTGCTTAACCATAATTGTTAAAATTAGTTTCAATTAATGCAGAATCCAAATAACCAATCCCCTTATTTGTAACCAATACTCTAACTTTGTTTCGTATCGTCTTCCCAACACTAATAATGTCACCTGGAACAATTTGAATTGTTTCTAAATGGTCCGTTTTAGCAACACAGTGTATTTTGCATATAAACATATGTACATCCTTTCTTAATCGTTATCACCATCAATCCTCCGATGGTAACCAAAAAGAAAAGACACAACTAGTGTGTCTTAACGAGGAAATTTGCGAACAAGGGCAATATGGAGATGTGAAGTTCGCAACAACTTCACGCTATCATAGTATCATGATTTTCTTAGCCCAATTGTGCTTTATTTTATTGACAACAAGTACTCTATCTCACTATCAATTCTTCTCTTTACCCATGACCGTTCATACCCCACGATATTAGCAACTTCTTCATCCGTCCTTTTTTCAATCATAAACTTTTGTATAAGTAGATCTTTATTTTTAGGTCTTGCTAATTCCAACCATATTTCGCAAATCTGTATCGTGCTCTTACATTGAGTAATCATTTGCTTATTGATTTTGTCGAACTCAGCCATCTTATCAGATATCTTTGACAACTTCATACCGTGGTTGGCCCCTGTAGACACAAACTCTTCATATGAAATGCCCGATATTCCTGTTCCTGGCAATGACTCAAAAAATCTTCGTCGCAAATCTGGATATCCTTCTAGCCATCTCTTGCAGCTAATATAACTATTAAATGTGTCACGTATCATTTTTCTTCATCTCCATTGATCGTCACACCTTGGTTGATTATTGTGTATATTTCTTCAATTAGTTTCGATACCTTTTCTTCTTGACGTCTACCCCTAAAAGTTGCTACGGTAATCGTTTGATAATCAAATTGCAGCGGAGAAACTAATGCATTTTGAGGTAATGGACGCTTCATCAGTACATCAACATCTACATACCTGAATCCTAAAAAGTTGTGTCGTCTATCGATTGATACTCTTTCAATTCTTTCTTTTTCAATGATTGCATTTCCGATTAAAACTTTCATAATTCGTCCTCTTTTCTTTGTTTAGATTATTCAAGAATACGTATATCTTTTCTTGAATTTTAATAATGTAATATGAACGACTATTTAAGCGGTTTAAATGATTGTTTTAGAAAATAACCTATTTCTTATAAATCATGATGTTTTTGTGCTTCTAAGTATCTGATTGTTAGGTTGATTGCGTTAATCATTTCCATAGAAGAACACTCAAATTCATACCCACCTGTTATAATGTCATACCAAAATACACTTGTTTCTTCTTCATCAATATCAGTTACGCACAATTCGTTATTATGGATGTACACATTCAAATCTTTATCCACTTCTTCCCAAGCCTTAACAACTTCTTCCCATGTAGGGGGCTTGTGTTGGTGCATGTAATCAAGAACTGTTTTCACCAATTCAATGTCATCGTTTCCATTACGTATTTCTAAAAACGATAATGTGGCTTCTTCATAAGTTACTTGTTTCATTTTCCATCACCCCTTAATTTAATTCCGAGAACAACATAGCCATCTTTAATGCCTTCCGAAAAGTCTTTACTGTCTAATCGGTAAGTAACTTCAACAAGTTGTTTACGTCCTGTCGATCTGGAAGTTTCTTCAACTTCGACAAGTTCAATTACATCACCAACTTCATATCTACAATCATCTTCATTACGGATTTCAAAAGTCTTGTTACCGACAATAACTTCTTTGTAAAATTTCGACAAGATTTTCTTAGTATGCTTCATTTTATTTCCTCTTTCTAACAGGTAGATAACCTGTATCTTATTTGAATTTTGTAAACACTACTCAAAGCCTTTATAGAGTGGCTAAGAGTAATGTTTTTTATTTTGATAGTTTTTGGTGTTTTTAGAGATTGACTAGCAATCAAAAAAACAGCTGTTGTCGAAATCAAACTCTTCTTCTTTAACAATCCCTAACAGATTGAACTTGTCACACATTTTTAGTTTTTCATATATTGAATCTAATTTATCGATGTTTTTTCCATCAACTGAATATACTTTTCCTTTTCTTCCTTCGAGTACGCAAAATTTTATTGATTCTTCTAAGTTGGTGCCACCTTCTTCTCCTTCAAGCACGATGGTCCAATATTTATGTACATAATCAGTCCAACTTGAACGTTCTTCATGATATTCAATAAGCACTGTTCCGCTAACGTCTTCATCGCCATATTCATCTTTCTTATCGAGCTGATCAACTAGCTCTTTCACTAGACTATTAATATTGTTAATCTTTGAAACACCGTCAAGGGCTTTGTATAAGTGTTTTTGAACCGCTTCTTTTGTTTCTCCTGCAATCAATTCGTTCGTTGCTTCAACGATTGCTTCCGACATAACTAAACTTAGTCCTTCAATTCCAAGTGAGGATAGATCAACTGTTGCTGCTTTCTTAAATTCTTCGTCAATGTGCTTTTTCATCGGGCCATTCCATTTGAATTGTTCTTCAATAACTTCTTTAACAGCGTTAGTTGCGTGTTCTTTTACTTGTTTATTAATTAATGATTGAAAGTCTAACTCGTTAATTGCGTTTTGTACTGCTTCTTGTGTGCTTAATTTCGACATCTTTGTGTCCTCCTTGTTGTTGTAGATAACCTACATTTTTGTATTTGATACTTCCGTTTGTAATCGATTATATTCATCAAAGATTACATTTAGTTCCTCTGCAGCTTCTAGCTCTGTATTTAAACTATCCAACTTAACTTCTACTTGTTCTTGTTCTAATGGATGTTTGTTAAGATACGCGATTATGTTATAACTTTGAGCGTTTGGATTGAATATGGTACCCATATTCACTATTTCAATTCGTTCAATTTTCTTGTGATCAACAATTGCTAGCTTAGTTTTTAACATTTATATTCTCCTCTCAGATAACCTTCATGTTATTTCCATTTACAGAACACTCATTACAACCTTTATATACTGGCTGTAAGAGTGTTTTTATTATTTGATAGTTTTTTACATTCGTTAAGCTTCTTTTTCGATTTAGAAATTACTGATTTAATCGTGTCCTGGTATTTCTCGTTCTTCACAATTTCCTCGACGAACCGTCTTACTTTTGGCATCTCGCTCGCAGCGATTAACCCTTTTTCAGACTTGTTTTCGTTGCCAAACCCATGAACCTGTCTGATTTCACCTTGCGTAGATAGTTCTGCAGTAAAGTATGGTTCATTTATTTTATTAGACTTTCGAATGAAGATGATAAGTGTTTCGAGTTTCGAGTGTTTTCGAAGATAGTGTTCACCATACACACAATGTGATAATGTTTTTCCTTCCACAATAATCTCATCAAGAGTTTTTGGAATAAGTATACTGAGGTCATCCCCTTCATATTCAAGAGTTTTGACAAAATCAACAATTTTGTTGTAAGATTCGGAATACTTTTGAAGTTTAGCTAATCTTTCTGCTTGTTTAATTTCTTCCGCTTTACGCATCACGTTATCGTGAGCCTGTTCAAGATTAATTGGGAACAATGTTTTCCAATGATTCATTTCGTAATTAAATTCTCTTGCAACGCGTAAATAATCCTTGTAGTACCACAAACTTCGGTTGTGTTTATCGAGATACCTCAATAACTTTCTTGGTTTAATCTCGTTTTTCTTTTCGTAGTCTAAAATGTCTTTCACATCTCTTAGACTTAATTGAAAATGTTTGATGCGCTCTAGTGTCTTATCATTTAGAACATAGAATTGCTTCAGCGCTTCTAACTCTAAAATCTGTCGATATCTGAGCCCATGTTTCACAAAGCGTTTATTTTTCTTAATCCAATTTCTGTTGAGGCTTCTCATGTCTGCCTCACCTGATACAATTGCCTTCGCTATTTCGATGTTTCCCAAATTACATAGTGCTTCGATCAATTCTTTATACTTGTAGGCTTTAATGAATTGATCCTCTATGTACCCTTCGTAAGGAAGTAAATTAGTATACTTGAGTTCCGATTTTGAAATTACTTTCGTGATGTTCTGTTCAAACCACAATTGATCGTGATAGAAGCCCAACCCTTCTAATTGTTTGTTTTGATATTTAAACGTTTCATTATTTTCGAGAACAGTAAGATTAACTAAGTTTGTATCAAAGAATTCTCTAGGGCCATCGTTCGTCATTTTTATGAATCTTGTTATAGAATGACGTTGTATTTCAATCTTCTTCGATGTTGCAGCAATGTAACCAACATAGATTGTGTGAGTGTAATTTCTAAAATTAGTGTTCGATTGTAATCTTACAGTCTTAACTTTTTTGCTTTTTCTTTCTGTTGTTTTAATTTCTTTGCCTGCTTGTTTGAACTTCACAACAGAGAAGATACTCTCACAGTATTTGTAGAATGATTTTGTTGGTTTAATAGATGTTTTGTAATGATGTGCTTGCATCAAAATAACGTTAGTTGATCATCAGGCTGAGATTTTTTCTTTGGTTTTGTTTTTTGTATAGCTTTACTTACGAGCTCGCTTTTGGCAATCTTATTGTTTTTGTTCTTATCAGTCGTTTTAAAGACTTTTGAGAGCAATTCTTCTGTAAGGGTGTAATATTCCCTAACAAACTCATAAACTCGGTCACCGACGTAATAACCGCCATTTTTGCGCCCATTTTTACTGATATACTCTTCTTCTACTTTTTTTAGTACAAAGTCCCAACATTTTAGAAGTGTTCTACCTTCATTGATAATGTTGTTGCACATCGTATCGTCCAAATTCGAACATAACCAGGTATGGATTTTTTCAATTTCTGAACTAGTGTTGTCTTCCATTTCACTAAGCAATTTTTGGTGTGCTTGTTCTTGAATATTCATTAATACGTTTCCTCCTCGCTTCTTAAGTCTTTGGTTCCTTTTAGAAATTCCTCAATGACCTTTTCAGATTCACTGGGATCAATTTCGTTTAATTCAATTTCTGAATTATAGGTTGGTTGATTAATAGCATGCTTTTCTGGAGAATTACCTTTTCCAGTGGATTTATTATCATTTTTTGCCCATTTCCTGATTACAAGGTTACAGTTCGTGTATGATTTTCCGCTCATTTCCATATATTCATCAAGATTTCTAATTCTCTCGTCAATGTCGATGAACTCTTCAGCAAGTTTAAGGTATTCTTTTTCGGATAACTTAACGTGCTCATACTCTCCATATTTTTTTAAGGTTCCTCGTTTGTTCTTTTTTCCTTTTCTTGATTCAATATCTTCTTTTTGGATTGGTTCGACATTAGAAACAGAAGCAGTATCAGTAACAGTATCAGTAACAGTAACAGTAACAGAAGCAGTAACAGTAACAGAAGCAGTAACAGATGTATCCATAGGGTATGGATACGGTATAGATACCATATCCGCTCCTGTCTTTTCTATGATTGGATATAACTTATTTTTAAAGTCATCGCTTTTAACGAATCCGTATAATTCGACTATCTTCTTCAAGAATTTAGGACTTCTAGTCCAGTTATACTTATGCCAGTTTTTGATAAACACTTCTTTGGTTTCTTTGTCGTACTCAATAACACTATGGAGATTTGCCATTCTATCTAATAGTCGTTCTATCGTATCTCTGCTATATCCCGTTTCATTAGACATTTGACGAAACGAGATCTCATAACATCCAATTAAGTTCGTGTGAGGATTTGTTAGAAGATAAAGCATGAAGTATTTATCTTCAGGTGTGAATTCATCAACGATTTGAGAATCATCCCAGAATCCTAAGCTTATTTTCCTATATAGCGACATATACTAAACCTCTACATTTAAAGACATAATAATATTTAAGTTTTTAGAGTTTATAGAGTCAGTAACAATCATTGGTGATTTTGGACCAATTACTTTTAGTACCACATTGCCTTTTGGATATGACTTAACAGCTTCTCTTAAATAATTACCATTAAATGCGACTTTAAGTGATGAATCGCATGCTTTTTCTAAAGTTACATCAAGTTTTTCTTCTGTACTTCCGAGTTCTTGTGATTTCGCTTTTACAAACACTTCATGATTGTTTAAGACTAACCCAATCACTGGAATAGTTTCTTCCTTGATAATCGCTGCGCGGTCGATTGCTCCAACAAGAACATCTTGATCAATTGAAATATCTGAGTTCGTATCGGAAGGAACCAACCTTGTTAAATCAGGGTATAAGCCATCTACTAGACGTGTTTGAATATACGCATCCTTTGTCTTAAATGATGCAGTTGTATTTGCTATTCCAACTGTAATCATTCCTGTAAGATGTTTGCTAATTTCATGCATTGTCTTGCTTGGAATCGTTACAGAGAAATCACTAACTGGATATATTTCTTCGCTTGCTATCGCTACCCTGAAGGTATTACTTGATGCGAATGTTAGATCGCCTTCTTTATTTCTTACGTTCACACCTGTTAAGAATGGCTTATCTTCATTGGTTCCAGGGTGAGCAACCGCGAAGATTGTTCTTCTGATTAAATCTTTTAATCGTTCTTCTTCAATATTGAACTCGATATCATTCTTCATAATCTCGATTTTCGGATATGCATCAAGGTTAGAACCATTAATATTAATTTCTGCAGATCCACCACTTAGTTTTGTATATGCTCCATCCATAATCTCTAAGTTGATTGTTTCGCTTTCAAACTTGCTTACAGCATTAAGTAAAATTTTGGCATCAAGCACTACTCCGCCTTCTTCATGGAAGTGTAATTGATTTGTGTCATTAGCATACATTTTTGAGAAAATTGATATATCACCATCACTTCCGGTAAGTGTGAGTGTGTCATCTCTTAACTCCATTTTAACTCCTGTTAAGATTGGTAATACTGGGCGTGGATTAATAACACCTGTTGCAATTCTTAATGCTTTTAGAAATTCAATTCTATTGATTGTAAACTTCATAGTTTATCTCCTTCATTTTTGATTAATTTATATTGGCCATTCATTATTTTCGTATTCATGTTATATGACCAGTGCAATCGAGTTCTTGGGATTTCAGTTTCTTTTTCAATATCCGGTATTGATCCAGAAGCAACAATTTTTCCAGTCGTGACATCAATTAATAGATACACATTTATCACTCCTTTTTATCTTTTTAAAAGGTAATCTATGAGAACCAACTCAAAGATTCATTAAACTCAAGCAAATCTTTCGATCTCTTAAATCTTCTATCGCGGTCTGTAACACGACTAACAATGTATTCTTTGCCATCTGCGTACATTGAAATTATTTCTGAACCAGATTTATTCATTGAACGTTCAAAAGCACGACGGCTTTGAATTTTAATGTAATTTTTTCTTATCTTATTAATAAAAATCAACTCCTTTTCTTTGTTTTTCTCGGTAGATAACCTGTATATTATTTTCTTTTTTAAAATAGCAATTAAATCCTTTGTAGAGTGGACATAACATACTTTTTCACTTTCTATACTTTTTGCTATTTTAAAATTAATTATTGACAATAAATTTGACTATGGTAATATGTGTGTACAACAACTGCAGGAGGTCTACGGACCCTGACAGTGCAAAGCCTGCTCTTAATCGAGTGGGCTTTGTTATTTATAGGAGATAGTCATGTCTGAAATAGTCAGTAATAGACCATTCAAGTCTATTGAAGAACAACTCGTTATTCTTAAGTCAAGAGGACTAACAATCACAAATGATGATGAAGTATGTAAGTTTTTAATGTTTAAGAACTATTACAACATAATCAATAGATATGGGCAGTATTATTATGATCCGAGCACTCAACGCTTTAATGAAGGTACTAAGTTTGACCATATTGTTGATTTATACTTCTTTGACAATGAACTAAAGAACGTTTTTTATAGAAAACTTATGAAAGTTGAATCACAGTTTAAATCCGTGCTAGCGCATGTTTTTTGCAAGAACCATCAAGATGATTTTGCTTACTTGAATCCAAATAATTTTGACAAAGATCAGATTACTAGTCATATTTCCTTGTTATCTGGAATCTCTAACCAAATCAAATACAATTCTGGAAACACAGCTCCATCTAACCCAATAAAACATCACATGAATAAGTATGGCCATGTGCCATTCTGGGTATTAGTCAACAATCTTTATTTCAACGATGTAATTAAGTTATACAACGTTTTGAACAAATCAGAACAGAATGAAATATGTGACATTTTTTATACCCGATATATAACAGAACATAGTGTTCTAACACAGTCGTCTGATATTCTAACTCCAGAGCAATTATCAACTTTTTTGAATATTCTTAATGATTACCGAAATATCACCGCTCATGACAATTTCTTATTTGGAGCTAAGATTAAAACTCAACCAAAATACTGTAGTTGTGTATTTAGAACATTTCCAAATAGGGATACCAAATCACAACGTACTCTTTATGACGCATTTATCGTGATGAGAGTATTCTTGGAGTATGGAACATATGCTAATCTACACAACAGGTTAATAAAATTAACTAAAGGTTTGTGCAAAACGCTTTCTCCTAGTGATGTAAATAGACTACTTTATGCTATGGGATTCCCAAGCGAGTGGTATGACACTCCAAAGCTAAAATAACTTGATCTAATCAATTAACACCCAATCTTCAGCAACTAAGTCTTCATAACTGGGTTGCCAACCAATAACTGGGGGTCTCGACATGTCGATCATTGCTAGATACAGCAATCCATCTTTGGTATGACTTGGAGTAACCTTAAGAACATATCCACTAGTGTTATCGAGAAAAATTCTTGAAATGGATTTGTTCTTTTTCTTTGCGGCGATTAAAGCGGTTCTAACATTCATCTAATTTCCTCCATAGACTTTAAATAGTCTTCCAGCGTTCCTCTTGTATATACTCGAGTTGTTTCAACGCTCGAGTGGCCAAGGATATCACTTAATTGTGCGAGTTTAAGCTCGCCTTTTTTATTGACAAAGTTAAAACCAAAGTAATGACGGAATGCGTGTGGTTTAACTTTCTTCTTATTGATTTTGCACATGCCGGCAATCACCTTTAAACCATCATAGATTTGCCTGTACTCAAGATTAACAACCTTATCGACGCCTTTATCCAAAGTCTTAACAAACGCTCTTATTTCGCGCCCTAGAGGACCTGGTAATGGAACTCTACGCACTTTACCTTTGTTATCGACGGATACATAGTTATTCTGAACTGCTGCAACTGTAAAACTTGGAAGTTCATTAACACGAACGCCGGTTTCTCCCATTATGCGAATGGCGAAGTATAGATTTATATTTTCTAATGCTTTTGCTTTCATCCACATTCTTTTGTATTCGTGTTCATAGATACGATGCGGAAGCGTGTTGTCGTTTTGACTTTTGACCTTAGAGATTTTCAAATCACCCAGATCACAATAAAATAGGAATCGATTAACTGAAGTTATATATGAATTGATTGTTGATACTGCTTCATAGTCTTCGAGTAAATCTTGCTTCAGTTGAATTAGATCATCTTTACTCATAAAATCATCGATACTCGAATAGTCGTTGATTAACTTCTTGGCTCCTCGCATATAGACCTTTATTGTGCTATCTGCAAACTCGCTTTCATGTAATGATTTAGGATAACTATCTAAGTATTCCAACAAATCTTCTTTGGTTAATTCTGGTACTTCGTCTAGTTCCTTTTGGATTGCTTCAAGCTGAGCCTGTAAGAATGCTCGTTTGGAGTTCTTGTTTAAGTTCTTATTTTTCTTGGCCATTAAGGTTCCTCCATTCTCATGTCAAAGCCTCCAGTTCTTTGTAATATAGTTCCGTGAAAGTATTTAAGTCACTCTCACCGCAGTTCTCGCAATAACGACTTCGTATTGCCTGTAAGTCATATCCATAGGTATTGACATAATCTGTTAATAATTCTCGCAGCGCTAAGATGCTCTGGTATTTAGCATCAAATATTCGGTAGTTATCCTGGGTACATTGTTCGTTTGGGGATCCATTACACTTATAACCACCTGCATTATTGTTGTAGACCCATAGGTCACTTGTTCCATATCCTGTCTCTAGGTTGAATGTAGCGTTCACTAGGGCTTCAAATTGATAATCTATAGTTGTTGCTTCAACTTCTTCTAATTCTTGTTGAGGCTCGATTAAAGTGGGTTCTTTAGCGATTAAACTTGTGATTACTTGTTCTTCATGAGATAATTTAGAAGAACTACTAACACAAGCTGTAGATTCTAAGAACACGATCACGACGCCAATCAAGATAAGTGTTCTTTTTTTATGCTTCATCGTCAGCCCATACCTCTTTAAGCCATCGAAAAACTGCGTAGAACAATATTGGATATAGAATTGCCTGGAATGCTGTAGATGCTATAGCAGCTGATATCATTGCGTTTATCATGTTATTTTCTCCTTATTGATACGTGTGTTTATGTGTTATTATTCCCTTATAGAAAGTGATGGTAATCAAATGATAGAATGGTTAATTCAAAACAAAGATAGCATTTCTTTAATTCTTTCAATTTTTAGCTCCGTTTCAATTGTAATTGGATGGATTGTGACTTATTGGAAAAATAGAATTAACATCGAATTAGAAATAACGGGACTGGAAATCATCAGTAAAGACCGCTATGTGTTAAGACTTAATCTAATCAATAATTCCAAATCTCCTCTCGTAATAACTGACATTGTATATAGCGTTGGTAATTCAGTTTTTAATTCTGATATTAGTTTTATGCCTTTTATGTTCCCTGCATTACACGGTAAAGAATTAAATATTCCTAACACTCAACCTCCTTTAAATATTTCTCCAACTACAGGGGTTTCTTTTTACACCCAAATTGTTTTTCTCGAACAAAGTCACTTACTTCCTGCCAACAAGGCAACCCTTCTAGTTCGGTCCAATCGTTCTCGTTCAGTCGAATTCGAATTTGAATTAGATAAGATTCCTCAAATATATTCTCAGTTTCAGAAATAGTTTCGATCCAACATTTACATTCTCCGTTTTTAATATTGGGTATGGAATTACGATAGGAATGTCTCGTATATCAAACTCAAATTCATGAACACCTTTCGCTCTTCGGGAAAACCGCCTTATTGATTTGATGATTTTCTTCATGATTATTCTCCTTTACTTCTTTATTTGTTAAACAAACTAATTAGTAATGAATTTAAAAATGATTATCACTATAGCTAGTGTGCTAATCCCTATCGAAATATAACTAATTATTCTGCTCTGTCTATTCCACTTTTTTATTTGATCGTGAGTGGTTTTATTCATGACTGCTCTCCTTTCTCTAACTCCCTAACAACGTGCATTGTTGCTTGTGATGGCTCCCAGACGTTAATTAAGTCAAACACAATATCGAAGTCCTTTTGCTTAATTTGAGCCCGTGTTCGTACTCTAGCAACTTTGTTAACATCATTATTTATTGCTTTAAACAATTCGCTTAGGACGTTTCGCTCGCTCGATATTTGTCTGTCTTTAGCGACCACACGAACGCGACTATTTACTTTTCTACCTATCAAGTTGTATTCTCCTGGTGATAGAAGAACATTTTCTTCGAGCTCTACAACCCGATTATCAATAGATTCAATTTGCTTTGCTGTTCCTTCTTGAACTTCGAACATAAGGCGTAATGCATCCATTGGATTTGTAGGAATCATGATTTGATTTTTTATGGATTCTTCCATTTTGTTAAATGCGTCTATATATTGAAGTTTGAATTTCAACGCTTTCTTACCTGTATATCCCATAGCTAATAGAGTGAAACCATCACGGTTCATGAGATACATCGGATATTCTTTACCGCGGTTCTCGTATGTTGATTCGTGGAATAGATTTTTGGCTCCTAAGTTTTGAGTAGCCAAATCTTCAATATCCTTTAACACGTTGTCGTGTCTTTTTCCGAACACTTCAGATATCATCAAGCTTGTTGTAATTGCTCGGTTATCTTGTAAAATTACTAACTCATGCATTTCAAATCCTCCTTCTCTTGTTTATACATTCCGTATTCAAAACATGTTTGAGATAATGAAGCTAAGATTAATTCGATATCATCGTATTGTTTATCAGTGGCGTCCATCATTATTGCGAAAGCGAGAACACCGTTGATCAATCTTGCGATGTTTCCTTTAAACACTTCGTCAGCTTCTTTAATTACTTGTAAATCATTCATAGGATTTCCTTTCTTTCGTTATATATCTGTTACACCTCGTGATATCATGTGAATGTAAGGAGGTGATTTTATTACCAGACGTAAAGTTAAAATTAAAACACAGTGACTCAAACTGGCAGAAACTCTGCACGAGTCAAGACTTCTGTCAGCAATGGTTCGTCGACCAAGACCAAAACCAAAACTGTCCGTATTAAGTAGTTTAGTTAGGCACCTTAATGGGTGTCTTCTTTTTCGTCTGTAATTTCAATGTCGAATTCTAACGAAGCTAACTAACTCGCTATTTCAGTTGCTTCCATAAGAGTTTGTTTATATTTGTTAGCGAGTTCTAATGCATATTCGGCACCACTCAATTTAACTTTCATTTCGGCTTCAATTTTTTCTTTATCCATTGTTATTCTCCTTTCGTTGTTTATAACGGTTTAATTCAAATTTATAATTCATACCAAGAACTTTAAAAACTGTACTTATTAATACTTTAGTGGGCCTAATGTCAAGCTCTTCGTAAGATAATCCATATTTTTTCAATTTCTTGTCTGCATCAACTTTTTCTATTTTTTTACATGCAGCAAATATTTTCTCGGCCTCTGTTTGGGTTTTATTCATAAAATCTTTGATGCCAGTCATTGTTAGATATGCAGAATTACTATTGAAAACTAGTTCATCCACTTTCTCTTTTTTTGTCATGGATTCACCTCCTCCTCACGTTTTAGCTCTTATCATCCAATGTAACTACATTTAAATCGTAGTTAATAACTAAAAAAATTACTTGGAAGGAGGCCTCAGCATATTTTTTGGAATTTTATACAATTCCGCCATAAGGTCATGTTTATCCCATCTAGGTATTGTCTTACCTGTTTCGTAGTTAATTAGGGTAAACTCGCTTATTTTTAGTTGAATACTTGCTTCTTTCTGAGTTAAACCAGCATTCACCCGTGCTGCTGCATATGAAATTCTGAAATCTTCTTGGTTCATTTCTCCACCTCCTGAACAAAGTTTACTACATTTAAAATGTAGTGTCAACACTTAAACTGTAGTTTTAGATAATCATATTTGATATTGTTACAGTTTTATTGTAATATTGGTTTGAGGTAGATAATATGAAACAAGAAGCAAGAGATATATTTGTTAGAAATTTGAATGACATTATGAACAAAAGAAAGATTAAACAAAAGCCACTATCTGAGTTAATGGGCATTCCTTTATCAACGATGTCAAGTTGGGTAAACGGGCAAAGTTATCCAAGAGTTGATAAAATGCAACTATTAGCAGATACTTTGCGTGTCAGCATGAGAGACCTCACTGATGACATTACCGAATCTGTAATTTACTCAACTATTAATCTTCCGTTTTTAGGATACGGATCATGTGGTTCTGGCACAATCAATGAAGATGAAATTGAATGGAGAGACCTTCCTGAATGGTTATTAGGAAATAAGCGTAATTATGACAATTACTTTCTCGCTTGCGCCAAAGGAAAGTCTATGGAGCGTGCTGGCATAAAAGATGGCTCATTGCTCATATTCTTTAGACAGCCAACACTGAATGATGGCGAGATTGGTGTATTCGGCCTTAATGGAGAGGAATACGTTAAAAGGTATTCTCGTCAAGGAAACATTATAATACTCAACAGTGAGGCTTTAAATGATGGTTATGACCCTATAATCGTTACTGAAGACGATGATTTTAGAATTATCGCCAAACTATATAAGTGTATTATTGATTTTGAGTAGGCGATAGTATGGCAGTATATAAAATAAAAGATAGATGGCTAGCCAAAGTTAACTACAGAGATATAAATGGATCTGTTAAGACAAAAGAAAAACGCTTCCCTACTAAAAGAGAAGCGCAAAATTTCGAGACGGATTTTAGAAGACAATTGCAAATAGGATACGATGAAAACGTAACATATTCTCAAATGGTTAATAGATTTATCGAATGGAATAGTCAACGAGCAAATGAACGCACTATTAAAGATAAAACATTTTTAATTAATAAATTCACCGAGAATATTTCTAACAAGAAATTTAGTGCGGTCTCCAAACATGACTTTATGGATATTTACATTGAGATAAACTACACTGATTGGTCTGTCGCAAGAAAGAACAGAGCATTAATGCATATTAGAGCAGTTAGCGATTTTGCATATAAACACTATGATTTTACAGACAGAACAAAATTACTTGAACCATTTATCAAAACATCGGATGATGTCGAACAAATGAAAGTTTGGCTACCGGAGCAACTCGATTTATTTTTATCAGAAATCGACGACTACACCCTTAAAGCACTATTTCATTTTCAGTTCTATTCAGGTGCCCGAATTGGCGAAACTAGAGCATTGTTAAAGTCAGATATATCAAATGAAACTGTATCATTTAACAAGAGTATACGCTCTTACAGAGAAGGATTTAACCCTCTTAAGAACACATCCAGCAAAAGAACTATTCGCTTGGATGATTCAACGATAAATATGATTAAACCGCTGCTCCTTACTGATGGCGACTTTTTGTTTGGTGGCCCTGAACCAATCGGAATGAGTACAATCCAGCGTGCATTCGAAAATGGTATAAGAGCGTCTGGCGTTCCAAAAATTAAAATACATGATTTAAGACACTCGCATGCTACATTGTTAATAAATAGAGGAGCAAATATTGTTGCGGTATCTAAACGACTTGGTCACAGTGATGTTCAAACAACACTTAGAACATATACGCATCTACTACAAGAATCAGACGATGCATTAATGAAAATTTTAGAAAATGTAAAAACCCCTACAAAAACCCCTACAATTTTGTAAACACATTATTTCGTGTACATCTGCATTCCTCTATATAAGCTGTTATTCATCACTTATAAACACCGCTAATCATGCTTTTTCATCTCTCGCCGACTCCACCATATAAAAACAACCGAAGCACTTATCAGTAGTTACTACTCATAAGTGTTTTTTTTGTCATAGCTACGTCATTCACAGTATTGAGTGATAATAACTTTCAAAAAAATCGCCTTCAATGTATAAATAGCACGAAAAGGTGTCCCAGACATAAGGACACTCTTTTCGAATATGGATTTATTTACAAATAGAACCACCATTTTCCATCACATTCATAGAGTTCATGTTTTTCACCATTCATCAATACACAATACTGCGTTGTACGAATTGACACATCGCGATGATGGGCGGTACTTAGGACTTTCGTGACCGTATTTTTAATCATTCCAATTACTACAAATAATGGCACATAACTACCATCGAGTTTATGAAGAACTACAACTTCAACATATTTTCTACTTAATGTCAT